GTCGCATAACCTTGTCAGCCTGTCGCGATGACGTTCGGGGATGCCGCATTCGCCGAGGAGCCTTCGGTAAGCGTCACTTTTCAAACGCTTTTCTTCAGCCGCCGTCACTTCCCTGCGGTAGTTCTCGAAGGCTTCACGCTCTGCGGTGTATTTCGCCTGCCAGTCCTCGCTGACCTCAGCAGCAGCTTCACGGGGAACTTCCACGGCTTCGGATTCCGCAGCATCATCCCTGCGTCTCATTTTCCATATTGCCATTTTCATCACCTCCTTTCATGCCGACTTTTCCGCCGAACACCTCCGAAATCGCTGCTGCGTATTCATGGGTGTGCATGGAGACGGCATTTCTGAGAAAATGAGCACCTGCCCGTTCCCTCACACCCAGCTCAACGTACGGTGCATAATCCACCGACGTCCCCACCGTGAGCATATCACCCGACACACCGTACGACAGCGAATCCCGAAGCCTGCCCGTTTCAACAGGAACATAAGCCCTCGCATGGGAGACCATCATCATCCCGGCGCGTTCAAGGGCAGACGCCTTTGCTGAGTCAATCGCCCCGAGGACTTCGCCGAATCTGTCGCTGATGACGATCACAGGTTCTCACCCTTTCCGCGTTTCCTTTCGAGAATCGCATCTGCCTCATCCACACTCAGCCACGGCAGTTTTTTCAGCACGGCTTCCGCGTCAAGATAGTCCGCAGCCGCAATGATCATTTCCGTATCCTCAAGCTGGTTTGCCACCTGCGATCTCTTGAAAACAGGCGTGTCGTCAATGCCGCACAAATCGAGGATGCCGTAGATGAAATCAGCAACCTCGTATTCGAACAGATCCGTCTTTGCGTTCAGCGGTTCATAAGCGGCACGTATTTCCGTGGCGGTTTTGTTTCCCGCTGAAATGGAGTGCACATCCACCGCCATGAAATTGATGAAAAGCTGACGCTCCAGTCGGTCAAGGGCTGCCGAATGGGCTTCGAAAGGCGTTTCCACCACATGGGATTCCACCGCGGAATTGTCATCGCCGTCAGCGTGAGCAAAATGCAGGCGTCTGAGCTGATCGATGAATTTCGCGTCATCGCTTTCGTTCATGCCGTCGCAGTTGCGCAAAATCCAGTAGATGAAATTTCCTTCGTCCACATTGTTCACAAGCCCCGATGCCATGAGGTCATAAGCGTCAATCACATATCGGTTCCCGGCGATATCCGACTGCCTCAGCGTGTTGAACAGCGGTACAATCGGCAGCTTGTCACCGACAGCCACCTTCACAGCCGCATAAGGCTTTTTTTCGTCAGACTGATAAATCTCCCCGCCCGGCTCTTTGGAAAAATCCGTGTACCCGTCCGCTTCATACATGGTGAACGAGATGCCCAGCGCCGGCGAAAGCTCCACAAAACGGATGCCCGCCCGGAGTTTTCCGCTGAACGCATCGAACAGCGGCACGAAATCACGCACAGTGAATACATCAATCCGATCCCCGTTCATGAATCCGAAGGACATACCGCCGTTTTTCGCTTCGGAAGCAAGCTCCACGAGGCGGCGGTCAAAATCACGTCCCAGCCTTGCTCTGGTGTCCGGCTTTTCAAAGAACACACCGTTTGCCAGAAGATGCCCCACAGCCTGCGTGGTAAAATAGTAGTACCAGTTGGAGGGAATCTTGTTGTTCGGCGACCAGTTGTCGGGGACAGCATAGCCCGCCATCGTGTGCATCAGCTTCTGATACCTCATAATCGTCGGATTTTCCAGATGATAGTACCTGTCGCAGAGCACAGCAGTTTTGTACAGCTCGGAAGACTGGTGATCCCGTACCGCTTCTTCAATAAACCCGGCAATATCCCCGCCTTCCGCAATCCTGTTAAGATAATCCTGATAAGTAAGCATAAATTTCCTTTCTTGTTTCATTCCCCGTGTCCCATTCTGTACCTCAGAACAGTTGACACGAAATACCGCACATCGTCCATGGCGTGATCGTTTTCCTTGATAACACGATCTTCGCCGCTGTCGCGGTCCCATCTGTACAGCCCGAATTCACGGATGCAGTCCACGCAATCCGGCGATACGGCAATATTCCCGCCGGCGAGACATACAGCAACCCGACGGATGCCGTCTGAAACCTCGTTTTTCGCCTTCTTCACACGGAATCCGCGGCGCTTGAGAGCTGTGATGAACGAAGCCGCCGACGGGTCAACGATCACCTTCGATATGTCACGTCCTCCGGCAAGCTGCTCCACCTGCAGACAGTAGTCCTCGTCCGTGAGAAGCTCGCGGCTGTCACGTCCGCTGTGGTAATACTCACCGATCCGCACAGCCCTGTTCCCCTTCAGCGCCCACAGTCCCGCGGAAAACGGATTCATCGTACCGTAGTCCACGGATATGAAATACTCCGATCCGGCTTCATCAAAGTCCCGGCAGATATTCGCCTCGGAGAAATCGTAAACCAGCCCGTCAGCAAGTACCCATCGCCCAAGAATATACCGATCGTAGTACACAGTCCCCGCGTATTCCCGTTCCAGATTCTCACGGAAAGCAGGCGGCAGAAACGGATTGTCCCGAAGGGTGTAAACCTGACTGAAGATATCCGCTCCGCTGTCGAGGAACTTCTTCAGCCAGTGACCGGGGTACTGCGGGTTGTAAGTCCCGTCAAAGATCGAATACTCACGGTCGAGACGCGACTTCAGAAGCTCGAACACCTCTTCAGACCAGTCGGCAACCTCGTCACCATAGCAGTACTTGATCGACGACCCGCGTATCTTCGACACCTGCGTAATCTTCTCGGCCCCCAGAGCATAGCATTTCTCCCCGAACAGCATCACAGTGTTGTCGGAAGAAATACCGCTCACCAGCTCTTCGCCGTATATTGCCCGCATCGGCGCGAGAATATTTCGCTCAATGGTTGATTTTGTCACTCCAAGGATCACTGTAAGCCCGTCAAGCCCGATCCGTTCCCGAATCCTCATGGGAATCATCCATCGGACATCCATGTAGGTCTTCCCGGATCTTGTGGCACCGCCCTTGAAGTTCCAGCGCCGGTCAGCAGAGAGCAGATATTCTTCCTGCTTACGGCTGATCTTCATCGTCATCCTCCGGCACATCCATCACCTGGGGTACAACATCGTCCGCAGAACCGGGATCGTCTTCAGAAGCCGTGATCTTCCCGCCGGCTGCAGCACGCCTGAGCTCTCTGAGCATCTTGTCCAGCTTTGCCTCAGCCGATTTCACAGGTGCTTCCGCATCAATCTGCGAAATCAGCTTTTCGGCGGCAGACAGCCTGTTCGAAACCGAAGCGTTCCCGTCTTCACCGCGCATGATGCTGGTGTAAAAGCGCAGTATTTCTTTTTTCTCAGCAATTTTTCGTTTTCCGTTTCCCATAAATCTCCTTTCTTTTCAGTTTTCTCTCACTCACACATCGAGCTCGTCAATCACGCAGTACGACACGCTGAATCCGAGAAGCTCCGCCATGTCAGCCGCATTGAGGATCTTCCCTTCCGCGCATCGTTCATGAAGCACAACCTCCTTTTCCCGGTTTTCCGCAACCATGACGCACTCGTTCTCACCGATCAATTTCCGGCATACAGGGCATCGCACACTGTGGGACACCGTTTCCCGACGGTATGTGTGAGATATCACTCCACCACCTCCTTTCCATCTTTGCCGGACAACCTTGCACCGGCTGTGATTTCATCTCGGCGTTTTGCGTAGCACTGGGCAGAACCCGAACAGTCCTGCTTGTCGCACATTAAACAAACATCCGCGTCTTCCGAATATAAGTTCTTACCTTCTTTGCGTGTATGTATGACATTCGGAACCGGCAGCATCTCCCCGCGAATGGGTATTCCCCGCTTAATCATGTATCTGTAATACGAAATGTCCGGCTGTATGGAATAATATTTTCCCAAAATCAAATTTCTCCTGTTGTTTTCCTCAATCCATAAACGATCATCCGTTCTTTTATTGTGTCTAAATTATACCTCCAAAAAGAACATTTGTCAAGAACATAATTTCTATAAAACCACTTGACTTTCTGCATGGGGTGAGTTATAATAAATAACCTCAAAGAAAAAAGCAGATGAGACCGATACTGTCTTGTCATCTGCTGTGATATGTGCTATAATATGTGCAAAATAAAGCACAGGAGAAAGAAATGAACGGAGAAAAGAGAAGAGAGCAAATCGTCAGCATCCTGCGTTCGGGCAAATCACCCATGTCAGGCGCAGTCATCGGCAAGCTCATCGGAGTAAGCCGTCAGGTCATCGTGCAGGACATCGCGATTCTGCGGCTGGAAGGCAAGCCGATCATCGCTACATCAAGAGGGTACCTGCTGAACGAGCCCACAGCTTTTTCACGTACGCTGAAGATGCACCACACCAACGAACAGACGGAAGACGAGCTTTACACAATCGTTGATCTCGGCGGCACCGTCACAGACGTATCGGTCAACCACCGTGTCTACGGCAAACTGACAGCCCCTCTCGGAATCAAATCCCGCCGGGACGTACAGGCATTCATGCAGGACATCCGCTCCGGCAAATCCGTGCCGCTGATGAACGTAACCTCCGGGTACCACTATCACCTCATCACCGCCGAAAGCGAAGCCATCCTCGACGAAATAGAATCCGCCCTGCAGGAAAAGAAATACACCGCTCCCCTCCTGCCTTACGAAAAGTAAGAAAAAACACCGCAAGTTATACCCCAAAAAACAAAAATGGCGTGCCGCAAATTACATCTTTGCAATGTAAATGCGGCACGCCTGTTTTTTCGTTGATTCAGTTTACTTCTTATACGCCTTCACGAAATCGAGAACGGGCTGCTTGGGGGCTGAACCCATTTCGCCGATGAGGAAGAGGTATTCGGTACGGTCAACGGTATCGCCCTTTGTGAGGGTTACGGTAACCGTGAAGTGATCGGTTCCTTCGGGAACGGTGAAGCTGATCTTGTTGCCGTCGAGCTTCACACCTTCGCAGGATGCTTCTGCGGTTACGGAGTCGTAGCCTTCGCAGAGGTCATCGTGGGCAAATACGGTGCCTTCGAAGACTTCGCCTGCTTTCCAGAGGAACTTCGAGTATCTCATGGATGCGTGGAGCGGCTTCTGTGCGTCACGATAGAAGAGGAACGCCAGCTTCGGGTTTTCGTAGTAGTCCACCATGCAGGTGCAGGAGATGTTCGGCCAGGGCTCGTTGATCTGCCATACGATGGAACCCACGTTCTTCTGTGCGGGATATGTGGTGAGCTCACCGTCTGCAAGTCTTGCGGGAGATGCGGTGTTCGAGCGTCTGCGGTGTGCTTCGATTGCATAACGGAGACCTTCCGCCTGCATATACTGGCTGAGATCTACCAGAGTTTCGAGATCGCGGAGGGGACTTTCGGTGACGCCTTCGAGATTTCCGAAAATGGGACGTTCGCGGACAAGGTAGGAATCCCACCATTCGCCGTGATGACGCCATACATAGTTTTCGCCGACCGTGGTAACCTTGCGGTTTTCGGGACCAAGTACGGTTAAGATGGAATCAAAGTTCGACATACCGTCAACGCCGAATTCACTGTGGAGGATGATGGTGGAGCGGTTGTACAGTGCGTACTGACCTTCCACGCCGTCGTATCTCCAGGGACCGTGAATATCCTGATTGCGGCTGGGATCGTTTATATCAAACCACTCGGTAGGCCCGGAAGCCGAGGTGGGAAGCATGAGGATTTCGGGCGACAGTTCTTCGCAGATTGCCTTGAGCATTGCGATGTTTTCGTCTTCGTAAGTGGAAGGAATGCCGCGTTCGTCCATCAGCTCGTTGCCGCCGCTCCAGAAGGTGAGGGAGGTGTGGTTTCTCTTTTCGGGAATGACGGCGCGGGCTGTCTTTTCGCAGAGCTCCAGGAATTCGGGACGCTTGGACGGAATATTGTCGATGCCGGAGGAGGACTGGATAAATTCCTGCCATACCATGATGCCGTATTCGTCGCAGAGGTCGTAGAATTCT